TAGACCAGAAGATACTGGTCTTTGAAATCGCCAAGAAGAGAGGCGTAGACCTCCAGATTCTTGAAGACAAGGTTGTTAAATACGGACTCAAAACTGAGGAAGCTATTGACGACCTGGCTCAGACCCTTGCTTCTGGGAAAACAGTTTCTAGACCTGATTCCGGTGTGACTTCTGGGGGTGGAGAAGACATATCCAACCTCAGTGCTGATGAAAAACTCAAAAGGGGATTCGCAGCATTGAACAAGAAGTAAACACGGAGGTTAAGCAATGCAAACTCTAACGCAGTATGAATATCTCGACAGGGATATGATACTGAAGGGTGTTGCTGACTGGTTGGTTAAGGAGAGCCCCCTTCTGGGAGCCCTCCCGATGAAGCCGGTTAAAGGCAACTCTCTAAAGTATAACGTATCTCTAACCCTGCCTACGGCATCATGGTTGACAGTCGGCGATCAGATCACTGAAAGCACCGGCACCTTCGAGCAGAGGTCAACCGACATCTATACCCTGATTCAGAACGCCTACACCGATAAATCAGCTATCGCTCTCAATTCCGAGCAGAATCCCGAAGCGATTGACGCTGCCCTGGCAGCTCAGGCTATGGCTCACGAGTTTGAAAAGACGCTGATTATCGGCCAGACTTCAGTTGACTCTACTACCAAACAGTTCAAGGGTCTTCTGAGGATAGTCGCCGAGCTGGAATCTGCCTCGACGACTGACCTTGATGCTATCAACAACGACCAGGTAATTGCGGGTACTGCTTCAACTGGTGCTCTCACAATGGGGGCTATGGATGAGCTAGTGGATGCGATTAAACCCGGTAAACCCGATATGCTCCTGATGTCCCGGAGGATGAGGCGGAAGCTGAATGTTCTTTCAAGGGCCAGCGGTGCCAGCGGAGCCAGTGGTTTTATTATCACTGATTCCAAACTGTTCGGTATGAAGATGGCTCATTACGATGAGATTCCCATTTATGTATCGGACTGGCTGCTCGACAACTATATCGAGGGTTCATCTAGCGTCCAGGCAATCTCGACTTACGACTTTGACGCGGCTGCGGTTGCCGGAACAAACGAGAACAGTATGGTCTTCGCCATGCAGTTTGGTGAGGATAAGGTTACCGGTCTCCACGCTGGCGAGATGCAGCATGAGCGAGAAGAGTTCGTTGAGGACTACAACGCTATCTGCAACCGGTATATCTGGTATGTCGGTCTAGCTTGCTTCAAGAAATTCTCCCTAGCCTGTATGACCGGCGTTAATCCGAGGGACTAGGGAAAATAAAGACCTGAGAGAGTGGGTCTCTAATAGACTCTCACTACCGAGTAATGGAGGTGAAAGGTAAAAATGTCTCAACGAAAAGCAGTAATAAGGCACAAACTACTCAACAACAACGGGATGAGCTTATGGATTCCGGCTCACCTTGAGGGTGTTCATGTAGGGAATTTTTCCGATGTGGACATTTATGGGTCGGATTCCGGGCAGTTATTCCCACTAGGTACTAAGCTGGAATTTGCCGATGGTAGACTATTTCGCTACGGCAGATTCGGCGAAGCCAACACCAGTGCACCTATCGCCAGAATGGTTGTGAACGGTAACCTTGTCCCCGGTTCCGCTGCAACCAACGGCTATGAAGGTTCTCTCGATGCCACCTCTGACTATGCGGTAGGCTCTACTACGTTAGTTCTGAATGACACTACGGATAGGGTCGAAAACGCATACGAAGATGGTATGCTTGCTGTCTTCCCTTCAGGCCACTATGTCGAGTACCGTATTCTGGGTAACGATGTTGCTACGTCAGTTAATGATGTAACCATCTACTTGGAGGAAGGGCTTAAAACCGCATTGGTGGTTAACTCAACAGGGGTTACCGCTTATCCTTCTATCTTCTATAACCTGTGCGCCCCACCTGAAACAGCGGGCTATGATGCCTTCATGGGTGTCTGTCTTGCTAATTCGATAAGCTCTGGTTATTACGGATGGATACAGCGAAGAGGCCGGGCCATCGTCACTCCGACTGCCTACTTCGGCGACAGTGCGAATGAAAGAATGGCCCAGGGTCATTCCGACGGTACTATCGCATTGAAGGCAGCCGATGGAACTCAGACTGTTGGTTACCTGACGCAAAAGACTGTAAGCGGTTACGGCGATCTTGAAGTTTGGCTAATGTTCGAATAGAGCAAGTTGTGTTAAGGGGGAGGGGATGTTTCCCCTCCCCCAAAGGGGTAAACAATGGGGAATGACGGAATATTCGTATCTGATTCACAACCCGACCATCCTGGCAAGATTACTTGGCTAAAGATAAACCCCGATGGTAGCAAGGAATGGTATGAGAGGGAAGAAGGAGAGTTCTCTCTGGTCAAGTCCGAGAGTGCCCCCGTTTCTTCCGACCACACTCACCCCAATCTCGACCATCTAGCGGATATAGTGAATCTTCTCAATGGCGGAATCACAGGCAGTAAAACCATCGGCGGTTATACTTTCACATTCAATCATGGTGTGCTAGTAGGATTCGAAGAAGCATAAGGAGGTTTCATGTCTGAACTAATACCATCAGTAACGATAACAGATTTCAAAAAACTCTTGGCAGATGTAGACAATCTCAAAAGGCTCAAGTGCTGTGAGGTAACTTACAACGGACAATACTTGTTCACATTTATCAATCCTCAGACAGATTATATCAAGGTTCAGGCTGACTACATGGGGGAGATGTCCAACACCGTAGGCGGAGAGAATTTAGAGGAGATTCTAAAAGTTGCCGTTGTATGAGTTCTACTGCGAATCATGCCAGCTAAAGTTTGAAGCCCTGAAAACAGTGGACGAAAGACACGAGGCTCAGTGTCCCCAATGTGGTAAATCAGTTCCCAAAGTCATGTCTATAGTTAATCACACCTTTGGCTGGACATTATCAGATAGGAGCCACGAGAGATTCGGGCCAAGAGATGAGTTCGTAAAGAACGTATAGGAGGTTCTTATGTTTGCAAGTGACTGGAAGACAGCAACTTTGGATTATGACAGGTCGGCTACTGAGTTCTCTGGAGATGATGTCGACCGATTTACGGATTTGGTTGACCTCGGTGATAACTACGAATTCATAACCGTCTTTATCCCGGCCCTCAGTGCCAGTGGAACGGTTGCACCATATGTCCAAAGAGATGGCCAAATTGACACCGTTCCGGTAGCGGTTAATGTCTTAGATGCCGATGCCACAGGTTCTTTCGCCCACGCTACATCATCGGGAGCCGGTGGCATAGTGGTTACCTTCCGTGTCGGTGCTATCCGCTACTTAAGGCTCTACGTCGGGGCTGACCAGACAGCAAATCGCACATTTTATCTCCGGGGTTTCAATCGAATGGTTCTGGGGACATAGGCTATGAGAACAGAGGAGATTATATTCGCAGAATTTGATGACCCGATGCAGGGGGAGGTTAGTCAACCTGATTCAACAGTAAATTCAATAAGGGATAGGGCAGTGATTGAGATATTGCTCAACATAAGAGAGTTACTTGTTGAAATTAAGGATGCCATTGATGAATGCAAAGATGAATTAGTAGAGATAAAGGAGAACACAGCATAGGGGGTTAATATGCCACACAAGAAAAGGAAAAGGGGGAGGAGATAGGAAATGCCAGCAACCAGCGAACAACAGAGGAAATTGTTTTGTGTCGCCCTCTCCATGAAACGCGGTGAAACACCCAAATCCTACAGTCAGCAAGCAGCTAAGATGGCTGATTCCATGTCTGAGGCACAACTAAAAGACTACTGCGAAGGCAAAGTCCAAGAGTAGGTGAAACATGGCTAGAAAGTATCTATCTGAGATCAGGGCAGAGGTACGCCAGTTCTTAAAGGATGAGTTCGTATCTTCCTCAGTAGACTTCACCTGGGGAGCTGAAGAACTTGATCGGCATATCGAGAAGGTGGTAGGGGAGATTTCAAGGGTAGACCCTACGATTGTTACCGAAGTCAAACTTACTTACGACGGTTCTAAAATTCTGGATATAAGCGGTATCTCCGACCTGATGTGGATTAGTAAATGTGAATATCCGATAGGGAACGACCCCCGGACTTTCAAAAACATAAGCTGGGTAGACAGCGAGACTATTGAAATAGATACATCTTTATCGCCCGAAGCCGGGGAGTCGGGAACTCTTACTGGGACAGTTACCTTTACAAGTGGTAGCACGGCTGTTACCGGGTCCGGCACAGACTTTGACGGTGAACTTGCGGAAAACTATCATATCAGAAAGTCAGGTGGAACCAGGTGGTATCGAGTCCAGTCGGTAACAGATGACACTAATCTAGTCTTGGCCGAACCTGTTAAGGCAGAGGATACCGGCGCCGACACTGAGGACTCCACACCTTACTATAACGACGAAGTCGCTTACCTATTTTGCGCTAAACCTCACACTCTATCAGATACCAAGTCTACTCTTAAACCACAGCAAGAGTTACTTCTGGTTGAAGGCGTGCTGGCCTATGCCGCGATTTCTAAGGCCAGAGAATACATCAACACACAGAACATATCAAATAGGGCTCTAAGTGAAATGCTCACTTGGGGACAGAACAAGCTGATTCTCTATAAACAGGAACTAGCGAGCTTGGCTTCTTCAGGGACACATAAGGAATATGCGAGGGGATAATGGCTATTTTTAAAGCACAGGGAGTTCTCAGTGCCAGATTTTCCAGTGAATTGAGAAAGGGCTTTTGTGAGCAATGCGGGACTAAGACAGTCAAAGAATTCTATATGGATGGCAGCCGGAAAAGGGTGAGGATGATATGCCCGAAGTGTGGAGGTCAAGGTAAGTTGATTGTTAGGGAGGTTGCCATAGACCCGCCGGCGATTTCCTGTTTGAAATTTCATTGCTTGGTTAGGTTTGCAAGGAGCGTGTTGTTTTCCTACTTATTAAACCGATACCACGAAAAGAGGGGGGAATATGCTCAAGCTCACAGGGATGATGAGATACCAGAGTATTACCGAACTGGGAGACCCATGCCCAGCTCGATTCCCCAATGTATAAAGGAAATTATCAAATTAGAACTCAGGAGGTGAAATAATGGCGCAAACAACTGAAGTATTAGATGAAGGTTTGGCAGAATTAGTTTTACTTGGAAATGCCGAAGGTGGAACTGGCTTCACTAAGATAGTTTGCATGACTGACTCTGTAGTTTGTACGGCTGACAAGGCACATACCCATGCTGCACCAGCGGATACGCTAGTAACAGATTCGGGGCTAGATGTTGCCAACATTGCTACTGTAAGCCACGACGACACGAATACCACTGGGGATACCATGACCTTCGACCATGTGTTTACAGCATCAGCAAGTAAGAATGTAACGGGTATTCACATAGTCAATACTGACGGCGACTGTTCCCTGGTTGAATGTTGCTTCGCCTCAGTGAAGGCTATGGAAAATACCGATACCCTTACCATTGACGGCGAAGTTGTATTAAACCAGGCTGCTTAGGAGTAGCTAATGCCATTTGCTAAAATTGAACCTTCAGGCTGCGAGATATGGCATA